CCAAGAGACCAAGATTTTTTTGATTTGGTTCAAGATTTAAGAGAAAAAGTTACAAAAGAATACAAAGTAACTGTTAATTATACAAATACTGCTCCAAGTGGCAATGCATCACTAGCATATTCTAATAGTTTTGTATTTGTAGTTGAACAAGATATTATAAATGATTTTGAAAGAATGAGAGTTTTTGTTCAACAATATTATGAAAATAGACCATTTTTTAGTAACACAGCATAGGAGAATAAAATGCCAGCAATATCAAGAATAGGAGATTTAGATGTACCACATTGTAGTGGTATGGTTAGAGCTACAGGGTCTTCAGATGTTTTTGTTAATACAAGGCCTGCTGTAAGGAAAGGAGATATAAACACAGTTCATGTATTTCCAAAAGGAGATAAATGTCCACCACACGTTGGTGCAGTTAAATCTGGATCAAGTTCAGTTTTTATTAACGGCAGAGGAGCTGGAAGAGTAGGTGATGGATTAGTGAAATGTACTTCTATTGCTCAAGGTAGTACTAACGTTTTTGCCGGTTAACACATAAATAACAGAAAGGAGAAAAAATGATTAAAGGATTTTTATTAGGATTACTTACAGCACTAGCACTTATATTATCTAGTTGCTCATCATTAATGTCTAATGACGAATACAAAGACTTACCTAATCACGATCATATTGAATGTTTAGGTAAATGTGATATTAAATTAAAATAAGGATATAAAATGGATATACATGAAACTTTGACAAGTCTTTTTAATACTTACACAAACGAAAATGAGAAAGCAGTATCAGGAAATAAAAGTGCTGGTACAAGAGCTAGAAAGGCACTTAGTGAAATATCTAAATTGTGTAAGGAAAGACGTAAAGAGCTACAAGAATTGAAAAAATAGCTCATAAATAGTTAAGAGGAACAAAAATGCCATTACCAAAAAGTGTAGTTTATAAAGACTTTGATATAATTTTCGATAGACACCCAGTGACTAGAAAGTTAAATACACTTACTAATAATGATGCAGTCAAGAGGTCCTTAAAGAACATAATACTTACTAATAAGTTTGAAAGAGCATATAGTCCTAATTTTGGAAGTGATATTAAATCAAGATTGTTTGAACAATTTGATACTAATATTGCTGATGATATAGCTAATGATATAGAGTTTGCAGTAGCTAACTTTGAACCTAGAGTTCAACTTATTGATGTATTAGTAAGAGAAGTTCCAGAACAACATGGAATTACAATAACAATTAAATTTAGAGCAAGAAATCAAGTTGATGTTGATCAGCTTGAATTATTCATAGAAAGAGTAAGATAATGGCAGTTGCAAATAGTGTTTTAAGAGCTACTGAATTAAATTTTAACACAATCAAAAGTAACTTAATTACTTTTATGAAAGCTAAACCTGAATTTGCTGATTATGATTTCGAAGGTAGTGCATTGAATCATTTAGTTGATCTTCTTGCTTATAATACATACTATAATGCTGTCTATACTAACATGACAACTAATGAAATGTTTTTAGATAGTGCACAAATAAGAAATAATGTTGTAGCTAGAGCTAAAATGTTAGGTTATACTCCAACTTCTGCTAAAGGTGCAGAAGCTACTTTAGATGTAACTATAACACCATCTACAAACGTAGCAAGTGTTACTATTTCTTCAAACACTTTATTTGTTTCTTCTTTAGATGGAATAGATTATAAGTTTACAACAGATAGAGCTTATACACTTCTACAATCTGAAGGATATCAAGCAAACAATATTGTAATTAAAGAAGGTGAGCCAGTACAAGAAAGGATAGCAGTTGATACTTCTGTTAATCAAAGATTTATTTTAGGTAATGATAATATAGACACTAATAGTTTAAAAGTTAGTATACAGACAAGTAGCTCAAATTCATCATTAAGAACATTTGCTCAGGCAAGTGATTTAACAGATGTTTCAGCTACAAGTTTAGTTTACTTTATACAAGAAAATGAAGATGGTAGATATGAATTACTTTTTGGAGATAATGTACTTGGTAAACAGTTAGATAATGGTAATATTGTTATTGTTAATTATAGAGTAGTTAATGGTTCAATTACAAATGGTGCAAATAATTTTACTTCACCTTCAACATTAGGAGGACAAACTAATTTTAGTGTCACAGTTGCTACAGCAGCTAGACAAGGATCCAATGCTGAAAATATTGAAAGTATTAAATTTAATGCTCCAAAAAATTATCAAAGACAAGGAAGAGCTGTAGTAAAAGCTGATTATTCAAGATTATTATTAGCTGAAGCACCTGACCTTCAAGCTGTTAGTGTTTGGGGAGGTGAAGAAAATAATCCACCAATCTATGGTAAAGTCTACATAGCAGCAAAACCAACAGAAGGTAATTTATTATCAGATCAAAGAAAGAATGAACTAAAAGATATTTTAAGAACAAGAAACATGGTTTCAGTTGAACCTGAATTTGTTGATGCTACTTTCTTATATGTAGTTCCAACTATCAATGTAAGTTATGACAAAGCATTAACTTCATTAGATGCTGGTGCTATAAGTAACAGAGTTATTACAGCAGTTAATAACTTTGAAAATAGTCAACTTAGTTTGTTTGACAAAAACTTCAGAGAAAGTACTTTTGTAAAATCCATAACAGATGCTGATGTTAGTATAGTTAGTACCAGAACAACCTTTACTATGATGAAGAGATTTACACCTAACAGTGGTACAGCAACAACATATAACTTTGCATTTAACAATGCTATTCACCATCCTCATTCTGGTCATTTATATGCGATTAGTAGTACAGGTTTTACATTCAACGGACAAACAACATTTATTGATGATGATGGATTTGGAATTTTAAGATTATACTATCTTGGTGATAATAATATTAGACAATATGTTAGCAATGATGCAGGAACTGTAAATTATGCAACAGGATTAATTACATTAAGTAATGTTAATATTACAAGTACATCAAGTATTGAATTGACAGCTAAGCCAGCTATCAATGATATTAATACAGTGAGAAATAATATTTTATTATTATCAGGAACAAGTGTTACTGTAGTAAATAATGAAACTGGAGCAGTAGAGAGTAGACAGTCTTCTGTTACTACTTCAGGATCAACTACAACTATTACTACATCTTACACAGGAACAACTCAAACAGGAACAACTTCAGGTGTATCAGGAACATACTACTAATGTCTTCTATCTCAAAAAAAGTCTCACCATTAGTAAAGACTCAACTACCTGATTTTATCAGGGAAGATGCTCCTTTATTTCAAAAATTTGTTGAAGGTTATTACGAGTTTTTAGAGCAAGGTAATAATGTTATTCAAGTTACAAGAAGTCTTGAAAGTTATCAAGATATTGATACTTCAGTTCAAAAATATATTGAATATATTAAAAGAGAATTATTACCATCTTTTCCAAAAACTTTAACTGCAGATCAAAAAATATTAGTTAAAAGAGCTAAAGATTTCTATAGATCAAGAGGAAGTGAAAAAAGTTATCAACTTTTATTTAGAGCATTATATAATGAAGATATTACAATTTATGATCCAGGTGATAGTATTCTTAGAGCTTCTGATGGTAGATGGATCCAAGAAAACAGCATTAGAGTTGGTGATCCAGTAGTAGGTAATACTGAATTATTATTAGGACAAAATATTACAGGTATATCATCAGGTGCAACAGCTAAAGTAGAAAGAATTACACAGACGTTTGAATCTGGTTTTTTAGTTAAAGAAATGTTTCTTAGTAATATTGATGGAACATTTGAAGATTTAGAATTAGTAAGAAATACAGCTAACTCAGTTAATGCTACAATTTATAACGTAACAGGTCCATTAGTTTCTGTTGAAGTTTTAAATAAAGGAGCTGGTTATCAGTTAGGTGATAATGTTAGATTAACCAGTCCAGTTAACTTAACTGATGCTGAAGGTATTGTTTCAGAAACAGATAATTTTAGTGCAATACAGATTAATCTAGCTAATGGAGGATCAGGTTACTTTGCAAACACTCCAATATCAGTATCACCTAATACAGCATCTGGAGGAGTTGGTGCAGGTGCATATGTGCAAACTATCAAAAATACTGAAGTATTAAGAATTAATACAGAAAAAATAAATTCATTAAAAGATGTTCCATTGAATGTGACAGGTGGAGTTTCTAATTCTACTACTAATACCGCTTTTGCAGCACTAGGAGGAAATACTACATCATTAAATGCTAACTTAGCTCAAGCTAACTGTTTTAGTAGATTAGTAGATGCATTAACTTTTGCAAATGTTACAGTTGGAACAATCAATTCAATTTATCAAACATCATATGGTTATAATTATAATCCTTTACCATCTGTATCAGCTTTCAATAGAGATGTAGCTAGTGCAAGAATATCTGATGGTGCTGGTGGTATAAAAGGTGAAAATGCAGTATTTACAGTTCAACATATACCTGGTGGTATAAGGAGAGTAACAGTTGGATCCAATAAAGGTTCTGGTTTTAACAAGTATGAAGTGTTGAACATATTTAATAATAGTAGAGTGCCTACAGCTAATGCAACTGGTACAGCTGAGATTACTGGTTTAAGATCATATGAAGGTAAGTATATAGATACAAAAGGTTTCTTATCATGGAATAACAGATTACAAGATAACTTCTTTTATCAGGTGTATAGTTATGTTATAAGATCCAATAATATGGTAAGACAATATAAACAGTTTGTTGATGATTTAGTACATCCTGTTGGAACTAAATTATTTGGAGAAGTTAGTCAAAAAAGTATTATTTCTCAGGTTACAGCTCTAAGTAGTAATGTTACAACAACTTCAAGTGCAGTTGTAAACTTTGATAGTACAACATTAACCTTTGACTCAGCTAATACAAGTTTTGATGCAATTTAATATAAATAGGATTAAGGATAAGAGATGGCAAAACAATCAATTGGACTAGGATCAAGTGCTAATGATGGAAGTGGTGATACATTACGTGCTGGTGGTGATAAAGTCAACGATAATTTTACAGAAGTTTATAACGCATTAGGTGATGGAACAACCATAGCTGCCAATACAGGAACTTTAGTTTCAAATGCTTATGCAATAGCTACATATGCAGCTAATTCTGCTATCAATACAAGATTAAATTTATACGCAAAAGTAGCAAACGTTGCTTCTTTGGCTGCTTTAGCAAATACTAATAGTGCTATTGCTCAACGAGCACAAGTAGCAAACGTTGTTAGTTTAGCAGCACTAGCTAATACCAACTCAAGATTAACATTAATAAACACGAACTTAGTACAAACAAATAATGCTATAAGAACATTAGTTTCAGATAGAACTCAAGTATCAAATGTATTTTCTGTATTCAGTAGTGGTAAAAGTTATTCAACAGTACCAAACTATGGTGCAGCAGTAACATATGATATATCTGCAAATGGATCCAGTGCTTATATTGTTTCTAATATGGGTTTTGGTAAAGGTGGAGCTGCATTTAATAATCCTGAGCTTACTGTAAGAAATGAAACTACAATTGCATTTGATTTAAATGGTTTAGCTGGAGCTCATCCTTTTCATATAAGAAGTGGTAACTCTGGTACAAATAATTTTTCAAATACGTTGATCCATGTTGCAGTTGATGGTACAATAAGTACTGGTGCAAGTGCTCAAGGTAAGAATACTGGAGTTTTATATTGGCAAATACCACATGATATAGTTTCTTCTGGAAGAGACTCTTATCAGTATTATTGTTCTTCACATGCAGGTGCAATGTATGGTAATGTTAATATTAAAGATAGTGGCGCCATCTAAGGAGATTAAATGACGACTGCGCATGTGACAAAAAGATTTGCTTATTACCTTGCAGATCAAGTATTCGAATCAGTTAGTGAGACATCACCATCAAGACTTTATATGTTTGTTGGAAGACCTGGTCCTTATGCAAACGATTCTATAGTTACAGCACCAATAAACGATACACAGAATAACGATTATAATATTTACAAACAAATGTTAGCTGCTAAAAAGTTAGCTACAACCGATATCACATATGCACTAAAAAGATACAACTGGTCTAATAATGTATTATATGCTGCATATGATAATGAAGACTCTAATTTGTATGCAAATACTTTTTATGTTTATACTACTGATAGAAACGTATACAAATGTTTATTCAATAACAAAAATGCAAATTCAACAGTACAACCTACAGGTACATCAACTGGAATTATAGAAACAGCTGATGGTTATCAATGGAAGTATATGTATACAGTATCAGGTGCAGATAATGGTAAGTTTGTTACAGATCAATTCATTCCAGTTAAAGTATTGACAGCTAATGATGGATCTGCTCAGTTTTCAACACAACAAGCGTCTGTTAATGGTGCAATAAACATTATAAAGGTAACAGCTGGAGGTAGAGGTTACTTTACCACTAATGGACAGTTTGCTAGTATTGCAAATGGTACTTCATTTTCATTAGCTAACACTGCAAGTGCTAATGATTCAGTATATGTTGGAAGTTCAATTTATATTACATCTGGTAAAGGTGCTGGACTCATTAGAGATGTTGTTAGATACGAGGGTGTATCTAGAACAGTTACTGTTAATAATGCATTTACAACTGCTCCTAACACTTCAAGTGGATACATTGTAAGTCCAAAAGTGACTGTATCTGGTGATGGATCAGGAACACTTGCTTATTCTAATGTTGTAGCTAGTAATGGAGCAGTTAATTACATTAACATTATTAATTCAGGAGTTAATTATTCTAATGCAACTGTAACTATTTCTGCTAATACTAACCATGGTAATAGTGCAACAGGAAGAGCGATTATTAGTCCAAGAAATGGACATGGAAAAAATGCAAGAGAGGAATTAGGAGGAAGTTTTGTTATGCTTACTTCAGAATTTAGTGGAACTGAATCAGGTACACTACCTTTAGAGAATAATATTAGAACTTTTGGTTTAATTAAGGATCCAATATTAGCTAACGGATCCGTTGCTAACACAATTAACTTTGATATGACAACCAGAATGACACTTTCTGGTGCAACTGGAGATTTTAATGCAGATGAATTAATTACTGGTGGAACAAGTGGTGCTACAGGAAATGTAGTTAGTTTTGCAAATAGTAATGCAGCTAACACAGCAGGCACGCTTAGAGTGATAAATATAACAGGAAGGTTTCAGAATAATGAACAAATAACTGGATCTACTTCTGGCAAAACTGCAACTATAAGACCGTCTTCTAATAGTGATTTATTATTTTACAATGGAGATGTATTATATGTTGAGAACAGAACGCCAATAACTAGAGCAACTGAACAAATTGAAAACTTTAAAATAATAATGGGATTTTAAATGGTAGGAATAAGTAACACACAATCATTAAGAACAAGTCTAAATGTAGATCCATATTACGACGATTTCAAAGAAGATAAGAATTTTTATAGACTTTTATTTAGACCTGGATTAGCTGTACAAGCTAGAGAGCTAACTCAGATGCAAACTCTATTACAGAATCAAATTGATAGATTTGCAGAACATGTATTTAAAGAAGGATCAGTAGTAAGAGGAGTTGAAGTTGCTTATGATGAAAGAGTACCATTTATTAGAATTAGAGATAATAATGCAACTGGTGGTGTAGCTAATTTAAGTTTATTACTTAATACTGAAGTTACTGGTAATACTAGTGGTGTTAAAGCGTTAGTAGTTGATACAAAGTTTGGTAGTGAAGCAAATACTCCAGGTACAAAAACACTTTATTTACAA